GTGTCAATGAAGCCCCAATCCGTGCCGAACACACCATTGGCCCGCAAATGACCGTCAGCGCGCGCAACCTCTTCCTTGGTGTTCTGCTCATTGTCATTGAACACGCCCGGTGCGGACCACATGCGACGGTTCTTGAGCAGGAACAGCGCCATTGACCGGCGGTAGTTCATCTCACGCTGCGGGCTGATCATGTCCCGCACGCCGCCATAGCGCTCATTCTCGCGCGTCACATAGGCGGACTCGGCAATGATCGGGCAAGCGGGCTTGTCGTCCTCGATGTAAGGCGAAACGCCCTCATCCAGAATGCCGCCACCCGTGAAATAGACATAGTGCCAGACATTCTTGCCATCGCGCCAATACATGCAGGCAATGCGCACCCGCTTGCGCTGGCTGTCGCCCCAATGCATGCCGGGCTTGTCCTCATAGCCCTCGTCAAGCACGTTGTCCGACATGGAGCCCATGATCTCGGCCTCCTTGTCGGGGAACATCTCCTTGGCGTCTTCCTCGTCAAACCATTCCTGATAGCCAAGATAGCGCGCGTCGGAGAAATCCTCCTCACTGGAGCGCGGATCGTAGAAGAACCGGTCATAGTCGATCTTGTTGATGACGATCTCGTACTCGGGGGCCGGAGCGCTCATCGCGGTCGATCCCATCAGTTGGGACTTGTGCGAACTCCGCTGCTTTTCCTCAACGATCACCTCACAAGCTGCGATGCCCTCAACATAGAAATCCTTGAAGCACCGGCTCGAAATCCGGTCAAACCGCGTATTGTCCTCGATGAACGTCAACACCTTGGTTGCCACATTGGCAGCTTCCTGGTGCTGCGGCGTGCGTGGCATGGCCATCGGGTCAGAGCGTGACTTCTGCTCAACCCCGCACATGAAGTTTACCTTCTTCTTGATGCGGTTGGAGCTGACAATTGGCTGGTTGCGCTTCTCAAGGACAGCCTTTTCCTGATCGTCCCACTGGCTGTTGTCGTAGTTGTCGTACCAGTCGCGATCACGATGCGCATGCTTGCGGGCATTGGCGTGCTGATCCTCCGAGGAACGCCACCAGCGCTTGTACGTCTCAAGGCCACGGCCCTGATACGCTTCCTCGGTCTGCATGTCCTGAACTTCAGCTACAGCCATGAACTCTGCCCTGATGAGGAATTGACACTGCGGTAATCATTCGGCTTCGCCTCTCCCTCTTCCTTGATCGGAACCATTGCCGGGTGCGCACTATCCAGTGCTCGGCCAATCATTCCGCAAACATCCACAGCGTCGTCATTCTTGCCCGCCGGGAACTTCAACAATTGGTTCAACACACGCTCGCCGCGTTCATCCTCAAGCAAGCTCACCTCGCCCATTGCAGCGCGAGCCTGGAATCCGCGTGCGCGTGTCGCCTTGTCATGGATCGAGGGCAGCCATTCCATCCGGCACAGGATACGGCGCTCTCTCATGGCCCGCTTCAGCATCGGCTCAACGGCCTTCTGAATCACGCCAGCTTCTCCGAACCAGCAAATCGGACGGTGCCGCTTGATCAGGTCCAGCTTGCTGTCCACCCATTTGTCCGAGCTTGTTTGGCCATGCCACCAGTCGAGCTGGTAGATCCGGCCCGATGCGCCAACGCCAAACACGCCATGCTCGGTATAGTCTCCGTCATCCTCTGTGACCGCGTAATCGCTGAACCCGTAACGATGCACAGGCTCTGGCGGTTCTTCGTGACGGTTGAACCAGTCTCGCTGGAAGAATGTGCCCTCTTCCGGGCTGGGCTTCTGCTGAAACAGTGCGGACCACGTTCTGTGGTTCTTCTGGAATTGCGCCCAATGATCTGGACCAAACCACTCGGGCCAGATGTATTCGCCAATCTCACGGCCAAGCGGATCGTCAACCCTATCGGCCTGCGCCGGAACACAAATCACCCGCCACGTCAGGCCGTCCCGACACACAATGTCGCCGCTCTCTCCATTCCAACCCTTCGGAAGGATCGAGCCTGACAGATCATCCTCATGCCAGCGTGTCTGAATGATCAGCACGGAGCCGCCAGGCTTCAGGCGGGTCAAGAGGTCATCCTCGTAAGCCGCTGTGGTCTTGGCGCGGATCGTGTCACTGTCCGCCTCTTCCCGGCCCTTCACCGGGTCATCGATGATGATCGTGTCGGCGCGGTTACCGGTCAGGCCGGAAAGTATCCCGCCCGCCATGTATTCGCTTCCCGTCAGCAACGAGAACTCATCAGCAGCGCTGCTATGTGATGAAATCTCCGCTTCGGGAAAGAGCGCCTTGTACCCTCTGGAGCGTATCAGCTGGCGCGTCCTGCGGCCCTGCTTTTTGGCAAGGTCCGAACCGTAAGACGCCATAATTACCTGATGACGCGGCTTGACCCCCATAAGCCATGCTGGAAATACCACACTCCCATAGGTCGACTTCGCAGAGCCGGGCGGAAGAAAGAACATGGCCCGCTTGCAACGGCCATCCGCTATGTCCTGAAGTGTCTCAATCAGCAGCACATGATGCGCTGCCAACTCATTCACCTCAATCGTATGAAACCGATCCTCGTCCTCAGCATCCGTAATCGGTGCGCCCGGTATATCGACCATGCGCACGAACCACTCAAGACGCGCCTTCGCAAGCGCCGCACGGGCGGCAAGTACATCAGCCTCTGTCGGTCGGTAGCTTGATTGTAGCAAGGGCTTCCAGTTGCGTTGGGTTCAGCTTGCTTACGTCCACCGTCGAGATTGGAGGAGAATCTTCGTCGCCACCATGCTTGTGGCGGACACTCTCCCCATACTTTTTGGGGCGAAGCTTGCTGGCATGCCACTTCCTGGCGTCAATGCGAACGCGGGCTTTTTGCGGGTCCGTCTCGGTATCAGCGATGTAGACGCAATCGTCCGCGTAAGCGTCGGCCTGCTCATCTCTTGCGCGCGCGTATTGGTTACGCAATGCCTCGTCTTTGTGAATCCACCTAAAAACGTTGACGCGCGCTGGCATGTCCTCATCCTCGCAGATTGCACGAAGGCTTTCGCCATCGGCCAAACGCCGACAGATCTCATCAAATACTTCTTGGCTGAATTGAGTTGCGGTCATGCAATCAAGCTCACGTCCAAGCTTCCCTCACAGCGCGTCGGATCAGCTCTCCGTCCTTCATGGCTTCACCAGCAATTCCCCACTTGGTGTTTCCGTCGAGTTGTTGCGGCTCAAGGATGGTGACATCCTCTTCAGGCACATTGAGATAGGCGAACTCCCACAACAAGGAGCGCTTAAGCTTGGCCAGCAATTCGGGTGACAGCTTCTCACTCACAGTGACCACGCAATCCCGTAATCATCGGAAATGGCGTATCCATCGACAGAGACGAATACCTTCATTTCCTTGGTAAGTCCGCCATCAGTGGTGATGCGATGCTCAAGGAAGCCACTGTAGTTTGCAGAGACGTTCATGGTTGCAGTTGTGGTGGTGTTGCTTTCATTGGAAACAGAGACGCCGGTGACGTTGTTGGTGACGCTGGCAATGGTGTCGTCATCCAGCCATGCGCTCCAGTCAAAGGTGATGTTTAAGGTCTCGTCGGAATCCAGGAACAGGATGGCGTTAGATCCGCTGCGCTTGAGGCCACGCAACACGAGCTTGCCTTGCTCCAGTATCTTGACGAGGCGGTCAGACATTAGACACCACCAAAGCAGTCACCCCGACAGCGAGAGCGGTCAGGGCTATAGAGATAGATAGGAGAGAGCGGCGAAGGTCAGTCACCGAGTATGCCCTTCATGGCCCACAGGATGCCGCCGATGATGATGGCGGTTATCAGGAGGTAGAAGATGATCTCGGGGGGGAGGCATTAGTCCCAGCCTTCGGAGAGGTAAGAGCCGTTCATCAGTTCAGCTTCTTGAGCTGCTTGTAGCCATAGACTGCGGCACCGGCGAAGACGACAAAGGCCACAGAGCCGACAATCACATCAGGCAGAAAGCCGGTGACCGTGCCACCCATCAGGATGTTGTCGATGCCAAAGGCAAGGGCGAGGCCGCCGAGGGCGTTGCCGATGCCCGTAAGCGAAATGTCGGGGGTTTTGATCTCAGCCATCAGATTGTCTCCTTGTCTTGGCCGTTGGAAAGCGTGATCTGATCGGTGCCTGCGGTATACCGGTAAACCTCTGGTTCAAGGTCAGCGTTGCGCGCCGGATTGATGACAGGCTGACCGATAGCAGGATCGACCAACACCCGCGCAGCCTCGTCATTCAGCGCCTCAGCGACACGCTTGCCTTCAGCGTTCAAAAGATCCGCGATCTCTTGCGCCTCCTCCAGATGCTTTCGACCGGTCACAGAAAGGCCGGTATCGGTGTCCACCACCTCATGCCAGGATTTGACTTCGTATTTCATGAGAGTCCACCCAACGAGCGAGTAGCGATGGGGCCGGCGTTTCCGCGCGCAAGGGTCTGAGCCTTTGCGTAATTCAGATTCGGACTTTCGGAGCCACGCAGCAACTCAATCACGCGCGATTGGGCGGCCATGTACTCGCGGTCAGCCTTATTGTATTCCTCTGTCGCAACGCCCAGCTTGGCATACAAATCCTGAGCCTTCTTCACGGCATCAAGAATCTCCGTATCGCTTGGGCGGGTTTCGTCTTTCATTTCCATTGTGCGTCCCTTTCATTTCCGCATGGGTATCCAGCCAGGTTGAACCGACGAAGTGAGCGTTCCGCAACAGAACGGGTTTCTGAATAAGTGCCTGGCTGGATGCCGATGGGGAAAAAGAGCCTGCGGGTAGGAATGTCAGAGGAGGCACCGCAGGCTCAAGGTGATGGTATGAGACGCCACGGAAGTAACGTCTCACTAATAGAAAGCCCCGCGCCTCCAAACAGGAAACACGGGGCTCGCTTGCAACGACCGGATGGATGTGGGGGACGACCAACCGCTGCTTGCTCTGGATTTTGGACGACAGTAAACCGCCCTGCCGGCGATCTCAGTATTCACGATGCGCTGCCGAGCCCACATCGCATAGTTGGGATCAAATGGCGATCAACTCCACATCACCCGACTGACCTCTGGATTTCAGACATGGAAAAAACTTGGGGTCTGGTGATCGCGCTCGCGGTGTTCCAGCCCCACGCACCGGGCGAAGCTTCTAGCACGTCCTCGGTGTCTGGTTTCCCTTATCAGGTGATTTGCTGGTTGCGTCAAGGCTTGCCATCAATCAGGCCACTCGCCTTCAGTAACCCGGCAAATGATGCAGTAGATGACGTAATACGCAGTGGACAGCAGGAGCAGTCCCACGACACAGGCAAAGATTGCCGCCACAAAACCCAGCCCGAACAGAAAGCCGCCCACCATTATGCCACCCTCCTCAAAGCCAACTGCGCATCCTCTGCCCGCATCATCACCGGACGGCCCAGCAACCGCAAGGCCAGCTTGAGCTGATTGCCGTCAACGGATTCAACCTCGACCTGTCCAATGTTCTCAACTTCAACATGGTCGCCCGGCGTCCATACGTGCTGGCCTCTGAGGCGGGGAATGTTATAGTGTCTCCTTTCCC